TTGGTAACATTTATAGAACTATTGGTGGACATCCACTTACTGCTTTCAATCATTAATAAACTAGTAAGATTCGATGGAGTCAGTTGGGAGGAAATTGAGCAAGACACATTCTCATTTCCCACTTATGAAGATAGTAATGGGCAAATTTTCTTGGATAGACTATTAGAGCGCCATATAAAATCAATAGATCGTGAAATCGCTGCTCTCAAATGGCTTGACAATCAAGTAATTAGTGAAGCATTACTAGTTAAATTGATATCAAAAGTTGGCCTAAATAAACTGAAAAGCAGAGATTTATTGAGTAATTATGGAATTAATGGATTGAAAATTCATGATTTAATTTTAAACTGTATTACTTTAAAAAGTAGTAGTAAAGATTATTCAACTCATTTTGAATCACAGTTTATAATTTTCTTCAAAGAGCATTTAACAAAGAAAGACTACTTTTATTTTAGGACATTACATCTACACAAAGAAAAATTATTTTATTTGCTTTTAAAGAATCCAAGGGAATTTGCTTTGATTTATGCTTCTGTTGAGCATTTAGAATTGAGTGACCTTTTTATAACGCTTGAAAAAATTCATATTCATGAACTCCTCGATTCGGTATATACTTTCAAACAAGAGGATTACTACCAAATATTAGCTTTTATAGAATGTATAGAAAATATCCATAGATTCACAAAATGGGAAAACATAAAAGAAGGTGTATTATTTGCAGAAAAACAAATGCCATACATGAAGAAATTAATGGAAATTAATGGTTTGAGTGAAGAGATTAAGTTTGAACTAATGCATCATTTAGGTAAGTTTTATGTGTTTGTGAAAAAATTTGAAATAGCTGAGGAGTGTTTTCGTCAAGTAATCGAAAATAATCCACATGCATTTCATAGTAAATTACAACTGTTGAAAATAATATTTGCAACAAAAAACGAAGAGGCAAAGGGCTTATTAAGAGATATACTTAACTCTTTTAAAGAGAATCGTCAACAAGTAAGTATTTCGATAGTACTTGCGGCATTTAATGAATTAAAAAAAACTGAGTTCAATGAGATAACTGAAGAATACCTTTTTAATGGAACCCTATTCGAAGAAGCAATTTCTATATCTTCGATATGGGGATTTACGCAACCATATCAGGTTATAACTGAGATTGGTAAAACAATTGCCTATCATGATCCAAATAGGTTTATTAAGATTATGGAGATGATACCAGAACCTTCTGAGGAATCAACATCCGACTTTATGCTATTTTATTCTGGTCAATTATATAAAGTGCTTGGAAAATGTTACAGACAAGTTGAAGGGGACGATTCTCAGAAATGCCGAAGTGTGTTTGAACTATCAAAAATGTTTTATGATAAAATGTCGACACCTAACAGTTATCATTTAACCCAAATTTGCGAGTTATATCAATTGCTGGGACTACCGGAACTTGCTATTAATACACTAGAAAAAGTGCCTATTGAAAATAGAAAAAATAGTTTCTGGCACTATCGTTACTCTCTGTCGTTGTATGAACAATATCAATTTGGCCCAGCATTATTAAAAGTTGAGAATGCCTTAAAACTGATAAAAAAGTCTGAAGAAAGATTTCGAGCAACCTTCCTTTATCATAAAGCTCAAGTATTAACTGCGTTAGATGATAAAGCAAAAGCACTTGCAGTTTATCATGAAGCATATAAATTAAGTGAAAACGAAAAATTTAGAAGTTCAATTGAAGCGGCAATAAATAATTTATCTACGATTGATGCGAATTGATTTGATATGACTGGTCACATTTTGGTCACACTTTTTCTTTTCTGGGCGCCGCGACACACTTGAACTCATAAACATAAACTTAAAAATGTCTTGTCCTAAAACGCTTTCCTCCGCTCTTCCCTTAACGTACAAAACCCTATCTCTCTACTAACAGCGATGGGGTCAGAGAACTTTTTCGCTATGTCGTGTGTAAAAGAAATCAAAAATGCCATCTTTTATTCATGATGAATCTGTTCAATTGAAGCTAATGGATTTACAAATTCTAAGGCCCAGCCAACAGATGCTGGGTCTTTTCGTCATACCATCACTTTGTTCTAACGGATGGGACATATAATGTCAGTTTAGATTCAGTAGGTTTTTGGATGATAATTTTAAAATTCTTCTTTACATTTCTCCTTCAATAAACAATTCTTCTAAATTAACTCTTGTAATACGAACGTATATTCCATATAATTAAATACGAACATTTGTTTCTGTTTGCCACACAGATACAAGCCCTATCTACGTTCTCAACCATAATCACACAAACCAACAAACAGGAGGCCAAAATTTGTCCAGTAATCCAACACGAAATCAATACCAAATCAAACTGTTCCACTTTAACGAGATCACTCATGTAGGCGACCAACTTTGTGCGCCACAATCCAGCACTCGTATCATCACCGTATCGGACAGTATCTATCTCGATCAACTCAAACGAGTCGTAGCAGAACGTGATCCTTTCACCGATGTTATCTTCATGCTCAAAGCTGATCAAATTGACGAAGATGATCCATCTCAACTTGCTTTGTATGAACGTATGTTACGAGAGGGCATCTACTATAATGGAGAGAAATATGTCCGTTCGATCAAGTCACCTGCGATGGGACGTACACAGCGAACAGAATTTATCCAAGAAAAGTATGTTGCTGATCTGTATCGACGCATTACACTCGGTAAAATGCCACCACTCACCAATATCCATAAGTGGGAAGCAGCACTTGGTGTGAGTCGTTCGGCAGCACAGTCAGTCCCGTATGTTCCACGTATCGTCGTTATTCCAGATTATGAAAAAGATACGATCATCGAGGATGTATGGAAAGTGGAAAAGTGTGCTGAAGATTTGGAGCAGCAGAAGTTGATATTCGATGAAAAGACGAAGCAACGTGAATATTTCAAAGCGAAGAAAGAATTGAAGCCATCCAAGGAACAATTACATAAGTTAGAACGTATACCGAATAAAACGATCTCGTGGAATGGTCGTACAAAGTCTGATCCTGATCAAAATGAATATAAAACTTTCAATGGATGGAATAAACATAATCGTCGTGTGAAGCTAGAAGCAATTCCTTTTCCTGCTCGTTCAGTTAAGTATGATGACGAACTATACCCTTGCTATTCCATCGAGCAAACAGAAGAAATCCCAATCATCACAATTAATGAAGAGTCCATCGGTTTCAAGCGAGTCGAATATCCACAGTATGGAAATAAGAATGTTCAATTTTTCGATGGTCAAGGTTTAATGAGCTTTCAGTTTGCAGAGCATATCGGACAGCACCTGAATCTATCCTACTCACCCAATGCAGTTCAGGGAAGACTTCCATATATTAAGGGTAACTTTATCCGTTTCGATCTGATGAGATGGTTCATGGAAAACAACGTGACAGAAATAATAGATGTTTTTGGTGAATCTCAACCGATCATCGACAAACAGGGTCGTTCTATTGATCTCATCCTCACCAAATCCTGCTTCAAAGCATGGCATCAATACAGTGAGGGAGAAGCTAAGCCTAAGTGTTTGTTCGAGAGTATAACGGAATATGAAGCATTACTGAAAGTACATAATCATAATCACTTTTGGGTCGCAAATTATGCGAAGCCAGCATACCAGATGAACGCCTACACACCACTGACATACCAATATATTCATGCGCTGAATCTTACATTAAGCGATTTATTTCAATTAGCTACGCCTATAATGGATGTCATCAAACGTGTACTACATGGACAAAAAAATGACACCCATGGAAAGTGGCTTCGAGATATTGCTTACACGAAAGCATTCCTACATATGTTAGTCCAAGAAGACGATGAACCCAAAGATGTAGATGAAGAACCCGATGAACCTGACGATGAAATAGAACGGAGTCAGAAGAAAGAGTTTATCAATGAAATCATCCAAGCTATTGATTTGAATGAACTAATGCTGTATGACGGAAAGGTTCGCAGATTCATCGTGAAGCAAGCGATGCTGAAAGTACAGGATATGTTGAAAGGTCGCATCCCGATTCGAGGTGGCTACTTTTATCTAACCAATGATCCGATTGCGTTTATGGAGCATGCCAGCGGAAAACCAGTAACAGGTGTGTTAAAGAAGAACCAGGCTTTTATGAATCGGAAACGTGGAATGCATGCGCTATTTCGCTCACCGTTAACGATATTTAATGAAGTCGGTAAGCTAGATTTTGTACAAGTACATAACCGATATATACGTCATTTGGACAATGTGATTATTTTGAACTGTTGTGATTTAACACTGGCAAGACTTGGACTCGGAGATGTGGATGGAGATACGGCTCTCTGTACCAATGATCCCACCATACTCTCAGCAGTGATCGATGCTCCTACCATTATCAATGAGGATGATAAAAAAGTAGCTGCTCCTGTATCGAATAATATGGATAGCATCGTCAAGATGGAACTGAAAAGCCTTCATAATCTGACGGGTAGATGTACGAATGTGAATACGTATTTTCAGAATTTGGCTTTGGAAGAGGGGAGCCTGCAAGCACGGGTTTTGGAAAACTCAGTCTTAAAATTTCTCCAAGGCCAAATTATTGATGCGACGAAGAATGGACTAGAGGTAGAGATTCCATATGTGCTGGATCGTCTGGCTATTCAGATGCCGTATTTCTTTCGTTTCGTGAATGGTGGCCAAGCGGATGATTATCAGTACACAACAAAATCACCGTTTAGTCAATTTTGCGTTGTGGCTGAGAAGTACATAGATGACAAGTTCAAAATGAAAGACGGGAAATTGGATCAGTCTATTTTAGGTATAGAAAGTACGAGACAATTGTTACAGGATATGAGGAAGGTTAGCCAGTCGAAGTTTCTGGATTATCTAGCGCTCATTGAGCCACTTTATACAGAATACAACGAGCAGAAAAATAAAATTAATCATTACCAAAGGCAATTTAATGAACTGAAAAAATGGGAACGAGATAATGATACCCGGAAAGCAATCAGTGCGGAATATGCCAAGTTAAGAGAGAAGTACAAGACTCAGTGTGAAGAGATCTGTCCTCATCCTTCGATACTTGCCAGTGTTGCTGTCGAGATAGCTTATCAAAACTACAGAACGTATTCCTTTGCATGGCTATTTGTAGATGGACTACTGGAAAATCTGAAGCAGCATGAAAATGTGATGAAGAGGGAAGTACGAAGAGTGAACCGGCTTACGAATCGTAATGTAGAAGGCAAGGAGCTTATCATTCAAGCTGGCATCGCTACAATAGAAGATCTGGAGTTTCCATTCTATGTGCCAGACGGTGTTTATTCATTATTTGAAATTATGGGACAATTCTTTATCGGGTATGAAGCTGAACGGGAAACCGTAGTACAAACCAGTAATACGCCTTCTCTGTTGGATGGGAGAAGCACAAGACGAACATTGAGGAATTATTCGCTCGGCTTCAGCACATTGAAAAAGTCGGAGGAAGAATCCCAGTTGATAGCTGACCAGGTTTTGGTTAAGAAATTGCGAATTCAGGTGGTCAAGCATTGCTATGTTCATATTGTAGATGAGCAGGGGGAATTGAAATGTATCATTCCGAGAGATCAGGCCATTCGGCGGGATGAGGGGTTATCCTTACTGGATTTTGACGGAGCGACAATTGAATTTATCAGGATTGAGAAAGTCACGAAATCAAGCTTTAAGGCGATAGTTAATATTGAATAAATTGATTCATAGGTCTGTCATGATAGGAGCCTGTTAACACTGGCGCTTGGGTGACACCTGTTAAAAGGGTGCGAGCTTAACTATACGGTTTGTCAGACGGTAGAGAGGGATGTGAGATAAATTCATCATTCACATTCCAATCACTTTTAGATGAGGAGGTCAAATATGGATAGCCATACCATTGTCATTACCCAGTCTCGAATGGCAGGATGGTTGATGTTTAATCGGTTTCATAAAATGGATGAAAAAGTAGATTTAAAGGATTCCAATCGGAAAGTATTTATATTCAAGGATTCACCTCCATTAAGGAAGGCCATGGAACAATATAACGAATTTAAACAGGTAGTCGATAACATCTATTAATAAGGGGGATCATAACAATATGACAATAGCTTTACAAAAACACGATGATAAACACAAATATTATACCGACCAATTCACCATTAACGGAAAACGGGTGGATGTACGGAAAAATAGTAACAGCAAACAAGTAGAAGCTTGGATAGATGGTATGTGGAAGCCGATCACCAAGGAAGATATCGATAAACAGTATCGGATACAGTTTGATTATTCTCCATATGAGTTGGAGTTTTCGTATAATGGTGGCAAAACGTGGTGGACATACACGGACGAAAAATATATGACCGATTCGGAACGAGCGTATTTCAAGAAGGAGATCGCGTTTTTTGAGAATTGGGAACTTGAACAACGGATTGCAGAGGAAGAACGGAAAGCGAATGATCCTGAATATCAAGAGTGGCTTGCCGAACAATATGAAGAATGGTTAGCTCATGAGGAAGAGTATTACCGGAGTCAAAGCAATTCTAAGCTTACATCTCATGTCGATATTGTAGATGTGTTCAAACGCGATAATGAGTCAGCAGGAGAGAATTCTCCCAAATCAATTGAGCATAATTATATGGAATACTTTGAGATTCACGGAACGCATAAGAAATTTCAACCAGTTTGGTATGCCAAAGATATTTTAGATCAGCATATGAAATGTTTTTCTGATGGTACGTTTTTGTATCGATATGATCAGGGCGTATATGTCAATGATGGTGAGCGTCACCTGGAGCAATTATCCGTTACCCTGCTGGATAATGAATTTCGCCATAGTCGGATTAAGGAAGCACGTTATTACATAGAGGCCCAAAGTTATATTGCAGGAACCCAAATGAATCTGTTGGACGACTATATTAATGTGAAAAACGGTTTGTTGAATTGGAAAACGGGAGAGTTAAGGGAGCATACGCCTGATAGACGGAGCACTATTCAATTTCCTGTCCTATATGATCCTACGGCCAATGACCCTGTCATGCTTCAGTTTATTGAATCTGTGCTGGAACAGGATACGCATGCAACATTGTTTGAAATGATCGGCTATTTTCTGATTCCTACCTTGGAGTATGAAAAAATATTTTTATTCACAGGTACGGGAAGCAACGGGAAATCGGTATTGATTAAAACGATTGAAGCGATGATAGGCAAAGCGAATATATCGAAAGTTAAAATTCAGGATTTAGAAGGAGACAGATCACGGTTTAAGATTGCCGAGTTGTATGGAAAAGTGCTGAATTGCTTTACAGATATTCCTGCGGATGCATTGAACTCTACAGGTAACCTCAAGGTGCTTGCCAGTGGTGAAGGATTAAACGCAGAGAAAAAGGGAAAAGATCCCTTTAACTTTGAGCCATTTTGTAAATTGTTGTTCAGTGCGAATGAATTGCCGAAGAGTAGTGATCATAGTGATGGATTTTTTAGAAGGCTGATGGTGTTTCCTTTTACTCGTAAATTTACAGATCAACAAAAGGATACGAAACTAATTTATAAACTGACGACTCCATCCGCTTTATCGACATTATTGAATTATGCGCTTGAGGGATTAAGACGACTCGAACAACAAGGTGGATTTTCATATTCACAAACGATCAAGGATCAAGTTAAAACGTATCAAATGGAATCGGATACTATTATGCTGTTCATAGATGAAGAATGTGAAATTGAAAGTGATGGTTCAAAACAACATGAAAGCCGAATCGAATGCAAAAGGTTATATACGATGTATACTGCATGGTGTAAACAAGGTGGATTTAAACCTGAAACGACGACTAAATTTAATAAGCATCTCGATGCAAAACTTAAGGATAAGATTTACCGGAAGAAGGCCAAAACAATAAGTGGCAGCTCAGTTCCCTTTTGGTTTGGTATCAAAATATAAATGTTTCCTTTTTGATGCATCTGTTTCCTGTTCGTTTTCTGTTTTGAGTACAATTGGAAACGGAAAAATAGTTTGTTTACATAGAGAATCATGAGTTTGTTTCCATGTTTCCTGTTTTTTTAACTCTTGAGAGAAATACATATAATAATATTTGATCGAATATTATGTGCTGGTGAGGAGTGTATATATGATAAGGAGTGTTCAAAACTGGAAACATGGAAACAGCTTTTAAAAATCAGCTATTATACTGGAGAAATTGAAGTGAAGATAGGAATTTGGCATTATAAAATTGGAAACAAGCTGATGGAGAATAGGAAACATGTTTGTATATGATGGGCTTGTCAGCCCGTAGAGAGGAAATGATGGAATTGAATATATAAGTCCAGCCATGAATTTTAGAGTAAAGGATGATTGGAGTTGCGAATGTAAACTTAATAAGCCGCAAAGGGGTTGGGTGTGGGAGGGGAAACGGCGGCAGGCGATACTACCGTTTACGAAGCATAGCGAAGTGGTTTTATCGCGGTTTTGAGTTTCCCCTATCCCACGTATAGATCATACATAGATTCAGCAGGATTCATACATGTAGTCAGAATCATATTATTGTCTAGGATTACCGCTTCAAGATTTTCAATTTACATATTCAAATTTATCTTGGTGAATTGGACTATGATTTGTGAACTTTTAAACTATATGAGTGAGGACTTGAACCAACAAAGAGTAAAGTGTGTCACGTGACACAATGTTGAAAAATTTAAGTACATATTATACACGGGACTCTGGCTATGAGCTAGGGTTTCTTTTTCATTTAGAGAGGAGCAACAAGATTGCTATTAATGTTACAAGCAATAATCATAGAAATATTACGATTTATTACTGCAATTGGTGTGTTTTTCACCTGGATGTGGATTGCAGCCTTTTTAAAAATGAAGGTAGAAAGGGGGATCAAGTGGATTGGAAATCAGATTCGTAAACGTAGAAGCTTTAATTCCGTACATAAAAAACGCCAGAAATAATGAGAAAGCTGTGGATTATGTAGCAACGAGTATTGAGAGTTATGGTTTTAAAAATCCAATTCTAATCGATAGTAACAATGAAATCATAGCAGGTCATACTCGTCTGTTAGCAGCTAAGAAGCTTGGGTTAAAGCGAGTTCCAACGATACTGGTGGATGATTTAACGCCTGAGCAGGTCAAAGCCTTCAGAATCGCTGATAACAAAACGGCTGAGTATGCGGATTGGAATTTTGAATTGTTAGCGCAGGAACTAGAAGAATTAAAACTGGCTGATTATGATCTTTCTCTAACTGGATTTGATATGAGCGAGTGTGAGAAGTTGCTGGATACATTATATGAGGAATCCGTAGATGATGAGGATAATTTTAATGTAGAAGAAGCATTACCTGTGCATCCGATCACTCATAAAGGTGACATCTGGCTACTTGGTAAGCATAAGCTCATGTGTGGAGACTCGACTAATCCGCAGGATATCGCAACATTGATGGATGGTAAGAAGGCTCAGCTTATTGTAACTGATCCACCTTATAATGTGGATTATACAGGCAAGACGAAGGATGCATTGAAAATTGAGAACGATAAGATGGATAACGACCAATTTTATGATTTCTTGTTAGCTGCCTATACTCGAATGTTTGAAGTAGCAGATGACGGAGCAAGTATTTATGTGTTCCACGCCGATAGTGAAGGTTTAAATTTTAGGAAGGCATTTATTGAAGCTGGATTTAAATTGTCTCAATGTTGTATATGGGCTAAGCAAGCTATGGTAATGGGACATGCCGATTATCATTGGATGCACGAACCCGTATTATATGGTTGGAAGCCGACAGGTGGACACTATTGGAACAGTGATCGTAAGCAAACAACCTTATGGCAATTTGATCGCCCTTTCCGGAATGAATATCATCCGACCATGAAGCCGATTCCCTTGATTAGCTACCCGATTAAAAATTCCAGTAAGCTTGGTGATATCGTATTTGATCCATTTGGTGGCTCAGGTTCAACATTGATTGCTTGTGAGGAAACGGATCGGATTTGCTATACCAGTGAGCTTGATCCCAAATATGTAGATGTGATTGTGAAGCGATATATTGCCCACGTTGGTAGCGATAACGGCGTTTATCTGATTCGAGATGGAGTGAAGGTAGGCTATTCAGAAGTTGTTGCTGAATCAGAATTAGAGAATGCGTAGTTAACCCTTTCTCAATAAAAGTGTAGATATAAATACAATTGCAGCGAACAAGGAAACACTGAAGCTAACTATTGCATAAGTTCTTCGATTTGTCTTAAACTCGGAGATGCCAGAAAATAAAAACATGAGGCTGAGAAAAAGCTGTGTGAATAAGGATACGAGTCGGTTATTACCAGTATAAGCAAGTGAAAAAATGGACGTGATAACAACGGCAGCAGCACACGCAAATTTAAGAATTAGAAATATATTCATTTTTTTGAGCATAGGTTAGTTCCCCTCTCTATATTGATTAGTATTTAATGAACCCCATTATACAATATTATACAACTATTTGATTTGGGAGGGTAATCAGTATGACTATCATGAAATTGTTGCTGAGTCGGCAAGGTCAGAGGTATCAATGTGCTGACTAAACTGAAAGGGTGATTCAATTGGGTAAGGCAAAAGTAAATATGGTGATTCGATTCCTAAAGGGCATGCAAGCTGAAAAGGTAAATGTGCTAGGGACTGAGGAGGCTATGAAGGACAATGAATAGATTCAAAAGGTGATTGAGGATATCGAGTTGTTTTACGAGGCTGAATTGGAAGGGTAAGCTGATACATATGGGGAATGGGCTATCATAGTCTGTTCCTTTTTTTGATGATGGCGATATAGTTACTACTTATAGGGAAAAGAAGGAATTACATTCAAATTTGTTGAATTAAATCTGATAAGATAAATCAACATGTTCAACAGCATGAAAAGGAGAAGCTAGATGATCTGGAATATAAGAAATCTTGTCACATTTGTATTTGTCATTGTCATGTGGATGATTGTGGATCGTTTACACATCAATAATGCGTTAGCTTTTATAATCATTTTCATCCTGATGTTTTTGATACTATATGTGCCTATTCTTTTTACTGTATTATGGGATTCTAATTTGAAGAGAATTGAAAAGTTTTTAATGTCGCGAAAGAGTAAGCCAGAATACCATCTATTTTATGCTCTAGCCCATGAAATCGATGAAGAAGTAGAAGACTCAATCCGACTATTGCTCCAAAAGTATAAGGGAATTCACAAACAAGCGTTATATAAAACCGTTTTTTCTTTCTATAAAAAAGAAATTCTGACGGTTAAAGAAGAAATCGAATTGATCAAACCACCTGCATATAAAAATTACTATCGAGCTATCGTGTGTATAGAAGAAGGAAATAATACGGAAGCTCTCAAAATCATTCATGAGATTCCAACGCCATGGATGAAAAACGCGCTTCTTTCCGAATTGGAGTTGAAATCAAATCATTATGCAGATGCCATTGAACTAGCACAACAAGCCTTGCATCAATCCAAAGGTTTACAAAAGTATGTGTTATTTAAAACGTATCAACGGAAATTCCCAGAGATGCAGCCTGCTAAGGAATGGTAACCTTAAAAACAGAAGTCTATGCACATTCGCATAGGCTTTTTTTCGTGATGGAGGTGAGTTAATGAGTAAGAATAGTAACAATCCAAAAAGAAATAAACCTAAAATACTGACCAAATATGATCAATTTGTTGTGCCAAGGCTCAGGGATATTCCTGTTTGGGTACGTGAGGGGGCAACAGATGAGGAGATTGCTAAGCGATTAAATATTCATATCTGGACGTTAGGTGACTATCGCAGGAAGCACCCCAAATTTGCGGAAGCATTGGAACGTCCAACCAAGTGGGAAACTCATGTATATCCTCGGTTAGCGGAGATTCAGCAATGGTTCGAAGAAGGCGTGAATGCAGAGGACATTATCAAGAAACTCGACATTGGTAAAACGACTTGGTACGAGTATATTGATAAGCATCCGATGCTAGCTGAACTAGTCAAATGGAGCAAATCTGTCCCCATATCCCACGTAGAAAATTCACTTTTGAAAGCTGCAACGGGCTATGAATATGAAGAAATTAAAACGATTATTGAAGAGGACAAAAATGGAAAAAAGAAGACGCGCATCGAAAAAGTGAAACGATATCAGCCTCCCAATCCGACAGCGATGATCTTTTACTTAAAGAACCGCGCACCCAACGAGTGGAATGATCGACGTGAATTGCTGGTCAATACGAAAGCATTGGAACAGGAGCGTAAGCAGCTATTTTTGGATATGATTGAAGCGGATGTAGTGGATGCCGATTATGAAGCTATTGAGGAATCGGTAGAGGTTGAGGAGGGATATATGGAGTCGGATGATTCGCAGCCATAACGTTATGCCGTCAGTATTTGTATAGATAAACGCCAGTTTCAGCCCTGAATTAGCCTGTAAATTACCCGAATTCAGTGCATAAGATAAGTTATGTATGGAGTGGACTTTCCCCCACATCAACGGTATGATGTGACACACAAGTGAAGGGTGGGGCGAATATGGAGTATATTCAAGGGTTTGAAGCACATTTACGGAGCAAGGATCGGAGTGAAAATACGATTTCCTGCTATATTCGGGACGTATTGCAGTTCATAGTCTGGTATCAAAGGAAAACGGAATATGGACTGGACAAGTGGATTGAGTTGGATGGCGTAGAATACAAGAAATATCTGCAAAGCACTAACCAAGCGATACTCACCATTAACCGTAAGATCGCCAGTATCAACGTATTTGCACAATGGATGCATCAACAAGGCTATATTAAGGAAGAAGTACATATCGAAGCAGTCAGGAACAAGGTCGTTCGGCAATACAAAGGGTTAGAGGAAAAGGATTTATGGAAGCTACGAAATGAAATTCATCGTATGGGCAATCGTATGCATATTTGTATGATTGAATTGTTACTGGGAACGGGAATAAGAGTAAGCGAATTGGTTGGCATCAAGTTGAAGGATATTGGAATAAGTGAACGTAAAGGGATGCTGAAGGTGCTAGGTAAGGGAAACGCCTTCCGAACGATACCGATGAATAAGGATGTGCGTAAAGCCATCGCCAGACATCTCGAAGTCAGGCCACAAGTGGAATCAGAATATCTATTTATTGGGCAGCGAGGGCCTTTGGAGCGAAATGCGATTAACCTGATCCTGAGCAAATACGGGGATCGAGTCAATGTAAAGGTCACACCACATATGCTTAGACATACCCTTGGCTATAAGTTGGTGAAAACGACTCCATTGACGACCATCCAGCAAATCCTTGGACATGATCACGTAGCAACCACCAATATCTATACACTGACAACTGAGAAGGATATGGCTGAAGCCTTGGCAAATATCAAGTGGTGAGAAGCCACTCTTTTGTCGTGGATGGAGGGGTTCTTCTATGTAGATAAACGAAGCCGCCAGCAAAGGATGCAGAAATTTTTGTGATGATTTTATAGTGAATTTGAGAAAGGAGTTATATCGATTGAAACAATAAAACAAGAAGAGCAGCGACAGGCTGAACTGCTTAAGCAGTATATGGAGAAGCATTTCAAGCCGCCCAAAATGAAACAACTAATTGAAACGTTCTCTTTTTCCGAATTACGTAAGCTCATTGGTGAGATGGATATTGAGTTTTTCGCTTTAGCCTATTTCCCTAAATACTTTGATCGAGCATTTGGACAGTTTCACAAAGAGCTATTCACAGAGTTAAAACATATGCTTGGTCATACTGGACTGATTACAGCTTTCGGACTCCCAAGGGAGCATGGAAAGTCAACGATCAGTTCTTTTTTATTTCCGCTGTATGCGACTTTATATGATAAATCACAGTTTACGCTAATTATATCCGCTACGGAGCAAATTGCATTACCCTTCTTAGACATGATTAAAGATGAGCTAGAGACGAATACGATGCTGATTGAGGATTTCGGTATCTGTAAAGGTAGTCGCTGGAACAACAATGAAATATGGCTGAAGAGTAAAGGTGGACTAGATTCATGTATTATGATTCGTGGGATTGACGGTTCACTTCGAGGCATTCACTATAAGCATCATCGTCCTACCTTAGTTCTAATGGATGATTTGCTTAAGGAGGATACTGCACGATCCGAGGCCAAACGAGAACAGATTAAAAATACCTTTACAGATGTCATTCTGCCAATTGGCACAAGGGATACGAATATCCTGATCTGTGGAACGATTTTGAACGAAGAGGACATTATGGCCGATCTGCTAAAAGGTAAAATCCCAGGTGTGCGAAGTGTTCGTAAAGCAGCCGTGCTTCAATTTTCAGAACGGGATGATCTGTGGTCAGAGTGGGAGCGACAATATAATAACTTGCAGGATGAAAACAGGATCAACACAGCCTTGTCTTTTTTTATGGCGAATGAGGAGGAAATGCTAGACGGTACGGAAATCCTGTGGAGCGAGTATTTGGACTATTATTATTTGATGTGCAAGAAGCAAGCCATGGGTGAAAAGTCATTTTATAAAGAGTTACAAAATGATCCGCGTTCAACAGACGAATACATATTTCAGAATCTCATGTATTGGGACAGGCTACCTGAGTTTGAGGAAATGGAACTAGGCATGTACATTGATCCAGCCATTAAAGCCGGGAAGAAAAATGACTATTCGGCTATTTCAATTATTGGACAACACAAGAAGACGAAGCAAATGTATGTGGTGGATGGTAATATTTATAAACTGCTGCCGGATGATCTGTTTCAAGTAGCTATTGAAAAGTTAAAGCTTTATTCTGTAGATAAGCTTGGTTTTGAGGTGAATCAGGCACAGAGTTATATGAAGCAAAAATTTGAAGAAGAGTTATGGAAAACGAAGATACATACGCCTGTTGAAAGTGTCCATTCCAAGGGGCAGAAGCATGAACGAATTATGAGTTTGGAGCCAGAAGTGAAGAAAGGTCATATACTGTTCAATTCAGATAACCTCAGATACAACCATCAGGTGAAGGATTATAACCGAAACTGTACATATGATGATGCGCCAGATAGTTTATATGGGGCTGTTCAATTGATTCAGTCTGTGAAGAGTCTGAAATTCTATGATCGCAGTTTGTTATTTTAATGACTGCAATCGACATTTGATCGTGATTAATTTCAAGATAGTTATAAGCTATAAATTTTTGTTGAGTTTTGTCTGCATGTTTCTATGTTATGATGAAAAAAATGGTATATGGGGGATTGAATATGACGGTTCCTGATAAAGATAATATTATAGAAACTCTTAGTATTAAATATAACTGCAAACTAACTAATATTACAAGGAAACAGATTATGTTTGAAGGTATGAGTAATGGAAAACGAATTGTTGTATGCACTCCAAGTTCAAAAATCCATGTTAAAGGTAGTGGATGGTTTGATTTGAGGATGGCTCAAGTTGAATTATTGGACGAAGCAGATATACCCGTTTTGGCTGTTAGACTAGAAGGAGGAAAAGTTTATTATTGCGATTTTAAAGATCTAAGAGAAAAAATGACACCCGATCTTATAGTATATACGCCAAATATTGGAGAGCATTGGAAGCTATTCGTTTGGGAAAATTACATTGAGATCCAAGGTAGTAGAAACAAGTTTTATATTCAACCGGAGTTAGCAGTTGGAGGAGGAAATTAGTATGAAAACTTATAACGGTAATATTTCAGTTGAGAGTATTTTTTCAGATGATGAGCTCCATAGATTTGTATTAAGAAGAAAATATTCAACCACTCGAACAAAATTAAGCAAACGAAAATTAGTGTTTATTATATAAATCCAACTTATTCTGATGAGTTATTATTTGACAAGACCAATCGACTTGCATCTAATATTGGCGTTAGAGATGAATGTAACGAGGTTGTAATACTCAACTTGTTTTCCTTAATAACTAAAAATACCCAAACATTGGAAATTAATTTAAAAAACGCATACCTCGTGGAGAATGATCAATATATTTTTGAGGAAGTAAAGAATGCCTATCGGTTGATAATAGCCTGGGGGATTAAGAATCAGTATCAAAATAGAATTAATGCAGTAAAACAAATAATTAGAAACGCAGGAATTACAGATGATAGAGTGTATAGTGTGAAATTCATAGATAAACGCAAGAAAGTATATAATCCAGCGCATTTAAGTATGTATATTACAGATAATCCTCCAAATTATGAAATGCAGTTATATAGATTAGACTGATAGCCTCCTTTGGAGGTTATTTTTATACCAATCTTAAGGGGAACTATACAATGCAAATAACTGAACAAATCATATTAGAGTGTCTAAATGAACTCCAATCGGCTGCATTAGCCAAACAGAAATATTCAGATTACTACAATGGGCTGCATGCTATTCTCAAGAACTATGCAATGCAAGAAAGCCGCAGCAACCAAAAGCTCATTTTCAATTTTCCACGTAAGTTTGTAGATAATGAGGTAGGTTACCTATTGGGTAAGCCAGTAAACTATGTGTCCAAGTCGGATCAGGATGAAGCCATACATAATATAGATGTACATATGAGTCATTGGGATAAGGAACATAATCTACAGCTTCGGAAACAATCTGAAATCTTTGGTGAGAGCTATGAATTGAACTATATCGATTCGGATGGTCAATTTTCAGCCACAGTATTATCTCCATTGGATGCCTATGTGTTGGAAGATGGAACAGCAGAACGAAATGTATTGCTTGGACTACATAAATTTACGAGACGTTTTGATAAGCAAGTATATTTGGATGTGTATACTGATCATGAAATTCTACACTATACAAACGGCAGCGATAGTAAACCTAATCAGAGTAAGCAAAACCAATCACCTGAATTGAAATATATCGGCAAACATAATCACATCTTTGGAAGAGTCCCACTTATCTCCTGTCCAGCCAATACGGAGAGAAAAAGCGGCTTCCATGATGTGATTTCTTTGTTTGATGCCTATAATGCGCTGAATTCAGACTTGGTCAATGAAATTGCAGATCATCGCAATGCTTATCTGGTGATTGAGAATGCCAAGCTGGAAGCTGAAGACTTATTGAATATGAAGAAGATGGGCATTATTCAGGTTCCGGCTGGTGGGAAGGTAAGCTGGCTTACGAAGGAGATTAATGATTCTTTTGTGAAGAACGAATTGGACAATATTGAACGAAAAATTTTCGACATGATGGATCAGGTTAACTTTAATGAAAACTGGGCCAGTAATACGTCCTCCTTAGCGCTGAGAAATAAACTTTTGAATTTGGAGAATCGAGTGGCAATGCGTGAAGCGTTAATGGAAAAAGCGATCAAGCAGCGTTTACGGAATTTCTTCACCTACCTACACATTAGAGAAGGTGTTCAATATGATTACCGGGATATCGCGGTGAAGTTTACTCGCAACTTGCCGACAGATTTAGTGGGGATGGCAGATGTAATCGTGAAACTGAAAGAAGTGGTCTCTCAGGAAACGTTGCTTACATTGCTTCCATTTGTGGAGAATCCCAAACTGGAATTCAATAAATTTCATGCGGAGCAGCAACGATTAGTTGGTACGGATAAGGAGAACTCGAATGCAGAATAAAAATAGGTTCAAGCGGCTGATTAAGGATAATTGTGCATGCCATCTTGGAGCAAAACACGGTATCCCAAACTACTGCTGTTCACAGGATGGCCCATGTGTATTCTTTAGTCAAGATGATGCTCTGCCTCGCTGTACATATTTTGAAAATGGAGTGTTGCCAATAGACGAGAAGCTGGAGCGAAAATATACGTCTGAGCGGAATGTGGAATCTGAATTTAAGACAGTGAAACTAAGAGTGAACTGTACACGTTGTGAAGGAACATTCTCAGCTAATTCGAATCGACAGAAATATTGTGAGAAATGCAGAGATAAAAATGCGAATGAAAAGACGAAATTGCGGATGCGTCAGATGAGGAAAAAACAGGCTTGATGTTACGCTTTAGAGGTATAAAAAGCCCAATAAACTAAGGGGGAAAAACAACCCAAAATGAGGAGTTGGTATGTTTGTACCTATTTCTCGTTTTTACGTTTTCTAATGCGTAACATTATTGTATCAGATATGACGTTAAACGAATTCAACATACATATGCGTGTTGGAAAGCTCGAACCTAAACGGACTCGGTGTTACGCTTTAGGCTATTAAAAAGCCGCATAAACAAAGGTTGAAAAACAGGCAAAAGTGGGGAGTTGGTATGTTCGTACCTTTTCCTCGTTTTTGTGATTTCTAAAGCGTTACATTGATGTCCTGAGCATGACATTAAACGGCTCCATACATACATAAGCATGTTCGGTTCTGTGAGTCGAATGGGCGATAAAGGAGATTGTCGAAAGTGAAATTGGAACAAATGAAGCAGTTGATTGAAGAAAACCAAATGAATGAGGAATGGCAAACGTATCTTCAGGGTTTGAATCCGTATAACGTGGAAGGGATAGAGCAATACATCCAATCCAATAAGGATGCGAAAAGTTGGTTCGATAGCACGGTAGACAAACAATCCGCTAAATCGCTGGAAACGTGGAAAGCCAATCATTTGGAAAGTGCAGTGGATGTTGAGATCAAGAAGCGATTCCCGGCTAAGGATGAGAAAGAAATAGAAGTTGAGAAGCTACGAGCCGAAGTGGAGAATATGAAGCTAGAGAAGCAGCGTGAACGGTTAACCAGCCAAGCGATTAAAATTGCATCCGAAAAGAAACTTCCACTCCCGTTAGTGGATTTTTTTATTGGTGCAGATGAAGACGAAACGACAGCGAATTTGGCTATGTTGGAACAATCACTCCAACTGGCTATCCAACAGCAAGTGGAACAACGGCTCAAAGGGGATGGCTATACACCTCCGGCTGGTTCAACAGGTAGCATATTTACAGTAGAAGCGATTAAAGGAATGTCACCAACTGAGATCAATCAGCATTGGGATCAAGTCAAACAAGTATTACAAAACAAATATTAATCAATAGAAAAGGACAGGATGATTAGAATATGACAGTACAGAATTTTATTCCTACGATTTGGAGCGCACGTTTAAATGAAAGCCTGAAGAAGAATCTGGTGTATGGAAATGTGGTCAACACCGATTATGAAGGTGAGGTTCAAGGCCAAGGCTCCACTGTGAAAATTAATTCAATTGGGGCGGTAACAATTGGTAACTATGATAAGGTGGCAGGAATCGGGAATCCACAGGAACTGGATGCTACGCAAAAGACGCTGCTGATCGATCAGGCGAAGTATTTCAATTTTCAAGTGGATGATGTCGATGCCGCTCAAGCAAATGTGAATCTACTGGATGGTGGAATCGTGGAAGCTTCCTATGGACTCGCCAATGTAGTGGATCAGTATCTTGCTGGATTTTATACAGAGGTCAAAGCTGAGAATACGATGGGTAACGATGCAACGCTGATAATTCCTACAAAGGATACAGCCTATGATTTGCTGATTGATCTTGGCGTGCTGCTGGATGAGAACAATGTGCCTGAAACGGAACGATTTGTGGTGGTTCCCGCATGGTACTATGGCTTGCTGCTGAAAGATGCACGTTTTAACAAAGACCCGAACATTATCCGTACAGGTTATGTCGGAGATATTGATGGTATGACCGTTTATAAATCCAACAATGTACCAAATACAGGAGGAGCCAAGTATAAAATCATCGCAGGTCATAAAAGTGCCATTTCGTTTGCGGGACAAGTAGATTCGGTAGAAGCATTCAGACCAGAGAAACAATTTTCGGATGCAGTGAAAGGATTGCAGGTATTCGGAGCTAAATGTATCAAGCCGGAAGCTCTCGCTGTACTCACAGCCAATAAGTCTTAATTGAAAGTGGATGATATGAGAACACATTATAATAGAAGAAACACGTTTAGGGTCTCCGTTTTGGAAGCCCTATTCTTATTTTTTGGAGGGTGATGGAAATGTGGTTTTTGAATCAGGAAACAGGATGTACATGGGAAGTAACAGATCAGGAGTTAATGCTGCGGTTACAGGCTAATGAACATTATGAGCAAGTAGATGAACCTAAACAGAATAAGACTGAGCAAGATGTACCCCAAACGAAGGTTCAAGCTGCCAAGAATATGAAGCGTACCGAGAAGGCACAGGTAAAGGAGGAGCAGGAGACAGCACATGAATGATTCATTGATTCTACTTAAACGATTATTAGGCATGGAACCAACAGACATATCCAAGGATGATGTCCTGATCCACTATTTGAATAAAGCGAGGAGTAATATTTTTGGCTATTGTAATGTGGTAACACTGCCAGTGGAATATGATGAAGTCATGGTCGATTACGCGGTGTATCTCTATAAAAATAGGGATTCGGTTGGCTTAACAAATAAGCAAGAAGGAGAGCGCTCAGCCACCTATGAAACAGGCATTCCGACAAGTATCCGGCTTGCTCTTCCTTCACCTAAAATCAAGGTCGGGACAGATTAATGTTCTATGATACGAAGCTGGAAATTTTGGATGATACTCATTTCAACCCTGTTCTGTCAGTGATGGCAGATGTACAACCTTATCGCAAAAGTTTTTCATTTGAAGATGGTTACATACTAGAGACGACATATCGAGCTTTCTGTCCATTGGAATCTTTATTGCTGTCGAACTGCTATATTCGAATTGGCAAGGATGTTTTTATTATTTTGGACATGAAGAAATGGAGTGATTATGTGGAGTTGTACCTGTATCGTTGCAAGCAGGATTTTGATTTGGAGGTGGAGGAGTGACGAGGAGCCTAGAGCCAATGATGGATTTCTTTCTGCGAGAGAAAGGCGAATTTGTACATATCAACAATGTAAAGCAGCTTGCTCTAATTCGGGATGCGACAGATGCCATTCAAATGACAGATGAAAAAATAATCCGTGCAGCAACACCTTTACATACAGGAGATAGCGTGGATTATCGCTATGAACGGTATTTAATTAACAGTCAGGTGGATCGAAATGAACAGTCGTGTCGAGGCAGAATGAAAAAGTGTAATCAACGGCTAGCTTTAAACTGGAATGGACAGGTGAAATGGATTGATGCTGTGGTGGAAGGCAGAACGTTTTCAACGGAAACAGGTAAAGTCATCTCCATGCCAGAGGGCAACATCCTGGTTATCGTACAGGACAATGCAGATACGAGGAGCATTACATTAAGCCAACGATTTTATATGACTCATCAGCCGTTTAAAATAGTTGGAATGGATCGCACGATGAATGGCATTATCCTGTTAAGCTGCACATTAGATAGCATAAATACAGCTTATGATGACGTGGAAAATAACATTGCAGACAGATGGAAATACGAGATTGCTCATACATACGCATTACAAATCAATCAGGGTACGATAGCTCATGTGCTGCTCAACAAAACAATACAGTTGAATGTGACTACTACGGATAATGAAAATGAGATAGCGAATCCGGCGATTACCTATATATCCAGTAATCCGAATGTGATTAGTGTAGATCAGCAAGGTCGGGTTATGGGCATCGCTTTGGGCCAAGCAGGCATTACTGCGAAATTAACGTATCATCCAACAGTGTTGAGCACCATTGAAATGAGAGTCGTCGAAACAGGAACGCATATCTATTCGATAGCCATTACCGGTAGTCCCATCCTCAAATCAAGCCAAAGCGCCTCATACGTTAGTCATATTTATGATCATGGAGTGGAAGTGTTTGACCAGTCGGTGGAGTGGAGCCTAAGGAATCAAGATGATTCAGCTCCTATCATGGGAAGCATAACAGCCAGCACAGGAAATAGTGTAACCATAAAAGCCGGAAGAAGTAGTGGATCTAGCAACAAAGCTCTTGTACTGACTGCCACCTTAGTAAGCGATCCTAGTATTACCATAGAAAAGACCATTAGCCTTAAGAATTTATTCTAAGTTTTATATCTATTGGCTTGCCTTCGTGGTGAGCCATTTTTATTTCAAAGGAGCACATACATATGCAACGAAAATCTATTGATTATCTACTGAGTCTGAGCCTTTTGAAGCAGTTGAAAGCCCAAAATGTCATTACAGAAGAAGAGTTCATAGCGATTGATGAGCTTAATAAAAAGTCTTACAAGTAGCTATCACATGGGCAGAAATGGACTTGATGATGTACCGCACGCATTATAACATGTGACCGTATAAAGAAGATATCGAAGGGAGAAACACCTATGGCACAAGCCACAACCGCAAAAAAAGTCGTTGTCGTTCCCATTAAAACGATGGACATCGTAGAGGGAATTCAATCTATTCAAAAGAAGAAAGTCGCTGCCTATTGTCGGGTCAGTACAGATTCCGAGGAGCAAAAGGAGAGCTATACGAATCAGGTCAATTATTATACCCAATACATTCAAAACAACTTGGAATGGGAAATGGCTGATATTTATGCCGATGAAGGGATCACCGGAACCAGTACCAAGAATAGAACACAATTTAATCGGATGATACAGGACGCTCGAAACGGTAAACTGGATCTCATATTGGTTAAGTCGATTTCAAGATTTGCGAGAAACACATTGGACTTATTGAAATATGTACGGGAGCTAAAAGGTCTTGGAGTTGCTATATTCTTTGAACGGGAGAACATTAATACGCTGGATACCACAGGCGAAGTATTGCTGACCATCCTGAGTTCCCTTGCCCAAGATGAGAGTCGGAATATTTCTGAAAACAGTCGATGGGGCATATTACGAGGCTTCCAAAACGGCAAAGTCTTCTGCAACACGAATCGATTCCTCGGCTATGATAAGGACGAGCAGGGTGAACTGGTGATTAACGAGCCAGAAGCAGAGATTGTACGCAGAATATACGAGGAGTATCTAGACGGGAAAAGCTATCAGGCGATAGCCAGAGGCTTGATGCGAGATCACATTAAAACAGTCACGGGTGGCGATACGTGGTGGGACTCCTCCATTACCTTAATTCTGACCAATGAGAAATATTACGGAGCTTTACTACAACAAAAGACGGTAACGGTAGATTTCCTAACGCATAAGCGAATCAAGAATCGGGGACAAGAACAGCAATATTTAATTGAGAACAACCATGAACCGATTGTATCGAAGGAAATATTTGAAGCGGTGCAAAAGGAAAAGGAACGGAGAGCCAAGCTGAAAGGGAGTGTGATGGGGGAGAGTAAAAGATACTCCAGTAAATACGCACTGAGCAGTAAAGTATATTGTGGATGCTGTGGAGCTATTTTTAAACGCCGAACCTGGAATAGCAATAATCCATCCAAAAAAGTGGTATGGCAATGCAAAACGTATGTCAATGAAGGGAAAGCAGCATGTGATGCCAAATCAGTCGATGAACAAGTTTTACATTCCGCGTTTGTACGATTGTTCAACCGGATGTATGAGAATAAGAAAGGATTCATGAAGACGTTGAAAGCCAATATTGAATCGGTACTTTCCAGCAGAGTAGAGCAAGAACCGCTATTGGATATCGAAGGGCAGATGCAACAATTGAAATCTGACTTGAAGGAATTAGTGAATCTCAAGCTACGGAATCAGATTGATGAAATTGTATATGATGAAGAGACGAACAGACTTTCCAGCGAGCTAAACAAGCTACGACAACAGATGCTGATATTAGAGGAGGAAGAGGATCAGCAAGCGAAAATTAAGGAAGGTGTCGATGAAATCATACAACTTTTAAACTCGCGGCAAGATATACTCGAACAATTTGATGATAACCTATTTAATGCGTTGGTGGAGAAGATAACCATTCTCTCACCAGCGCATTTTGTTTTTACCTTGAAAAGTGGAATGAGCATAGATGAAATATTGGACTAACAGAATCATAGGCTAATGCGATAAATAGGCTAACGAATATTTGTGGAGTGTATGACGGGAAGGATCAATCGAATCCCGTCTTTAACTCCTTCCATATAGATGGATTGTTTGTCCTGACTTAGCTGATAACCTATAGCTTCTTCCCATTCAGATAGCAGACGTTGGATATCCTCGTTTTGGTTGGTTTTGAATTGGTCCATTTGAGTGAATAAGTTTTTTTCCTCTGTTGAACATGAAGCCTGTTGTTCACTGGCTAGTTCTAGCTGATAAAAACGTTGGCGTAGTGCTTCTCGAAACCAATCTGGCCAATTTGACATGGTACATTTTCCCTCCCATTGTTGAAGTGTGTGTATGTTAACTCTGATGGGGAGGGATGGCAAGTCATTGTTTTTGCGTGAAAAAAAGCTCATCCCTAACTCATGATTCAAGTTGGGATAAGCCTTTGAAAGTTTATCAAGTGTTTGTCAAGTTTTTAAATGTTTGGTTTGTGGGTTTTATTGTACGATCTTGTCGTTGGGGTTGTAAACAAATTTACACTAAATTATTAATAGACTTGAGTAATGATTTCATAACATGTTCATTCCAATTATTCTTCTAACATATCAAGAAAACTATTTACATTATCAGCGATTTTTTCTGTAACTGGATCATATTCGTCTGACTCCTCATTGTACCAAATACAAATTACTGGGTCGGTTTTACTTTCGCTAAAATCTAGACAAATGAAATCACCTGCAAATAGGGCTGCAAATGGTACTAATTCAGCACCTGTTATGTCTCCATCGGAAAGTATTCTTTCATCTAACTGACTGAAAACAACCTTGATGTCATACATCCCTTTGTCGTGTTCGCCTGGATTGTCCAATAAACAAAGAAAACGATCAACTACATACCTATTAGATTTATATTCAAAAAATCTAGTTATTGGAATAGCACCATTGTTTTTTGATATAAAATCTATAAAATCTTTAGGAAACTTAATTTCGAAATTCTCTTCCACACGCATAATTAAATTGCTATCTGGAAGAGGGGAAATTATACTTTCATTCTGTGTTTTCAAAATATTTCACCTCTCAAATTAATGTCGTGGAGCGTCTGCCCAGTGTCCTCTTGTTCTTCCCCCATTATGCTTAGTGATATTATGAACACCAAATGGTACAAGTTGCATTAATCCACCTTCTTCATTATGATGCCAAGTTGTTCCTTGTGGTTGTACCTTATTTGGCAATCTATCATTCAACCACTTAAATTGTGCATCATCTGTTGCTTTCCATAGTTCCTTCGGAAGAACATCTTCATGTAGTACCACACCTGCTCTTTTAAAGTCTGCATATCCAAATTTCAATCCGTCTATTTTCTTCACTTCAACCTTAGGAATATCATGATGTAATTCTAAAGCTCGTTCTTTTATCATCTTTCTTTGGTTTGAGGATAATCTACCAACAAAGTCATCTTGCCATGACCATGGTTTATTTGATTTTACTATATCTCCATAAATTAATGCATAATCATCAAGAACATTTTCAAATTTTTTATTCCCTTTGGCGAATTCTTTTATGTTTTCAAGATTAGCTGCTCTATTTTCAATTGCTTTAGAAGCATTACCCGTCCCCTTAGTGCTCTTGCCCGTGTACTTTCCTGATTCTAACGCATCAATCTGTTTTTGTCTCTCAGGCGAAATCTTTGCACCGGAACCTTTAGAATGTGGGACGTCAGGACCAGGATCATGAAACCGATAATGACCTCTATCTGTTGCGAGGATCGGTGATCTTTTAGTTATACGGATATTCATCTTTCGGGATATACTTTGCAAGTAATTCCCCAAGGATTCAAAATTGGTTGGAAAACGGATGGCATTCGTTTTGAATTTTCCATCTCCAGCCTTGGCAAGGGCAGATTCGGCTTTTGCTGTATCTCCGAATAATCCCGGCGCGCCACCTTTACCGGCATTCTTTTCTCCAGTTTCCTTGGCCCCTTTAGATAAGGAGGCTTCTTCTTTACCCAGCTTTCCAAGATTTTTAACTAACTTTGTGCCGCCTTTAAGAACTGTATAAATGTCTGCTGCACGTTCCACAGCTTTTATACTGTCATATCCTGCATCGTAACTTTCCTGTTTGGTATCGGTATATGGGTTGGGGAAGAAGTTATCCAATTTTTTTACAAAAGGTTCTGTGATGCCGTCCCATACAAAGTTAGCATCTTTTTTCACTTCATTTCCAACGTCCTTAATTCCTTGTTTTACACTGGAGGAATCCTTAATAACTTCAACATACTTGGTACCTTTCTCAACGCCCAATTCTATACCATGCTGAATACCTTCGAAAGTTTCATTACGTCTCAAGATTCCTTCTGGCAAGATAAAACGTAAAGCAAGAGGAACTGTTACAAGATCCGCTATATCGACAAACGAATCCCACATTCCTTTTGCAAAATCCAAACCCGCATCCCATTCTCCCTTGAGGGTCGCGCCTACGTTTTCCTTAACACGTGCTGCCATCACGCCTTGAATTCCCTTTTCAGCGACTTGCTTCTCAAAATCAGACAAAATCGGTTCTGGGTAGTATTGATGGAGGGAAGCTTTAAGTTGGATTTCTGAACTTACGCTGTTAACCTCCTGCTCCAGATCCAACGTATCGGTTGTTGTATTCAAGTGTAAGCCGTTGGTTCCTTGCAGCAGGATGCTACCTGCCGAAAGACTGAGACTGCCTGCGGCTTGGATTTGTATACGTTGGGTGCTGTTCAGGCTGACACCGTTATGGCTATTCATGGAGATGTACAGCGACCCTTCCTGCGCACTCATCGACAGTTCAGAGTTCCCTAAGGAGATTTCTTTTCCCTGTGGATTTGCAAAGGATTTGACCCCGGGATCGGCTGTTTTGCGCTGGTGGCGTTCTGCAGACGATTCGACCACGGCACCTTGAGCTGCGTGAGATGAAGGGACAGCAACGCTAGATGGTTTTGTTCGAACCGATTGTATGACCATCGCATCGTCTTCGTCTGCACTAGGAAAATACAGCTTCACCTGCGCACCTTTTTCCGGCATTAGATACCACACCTGATTCCCTTCAGCAGAATAGGGGAACCATTGGGCATCCTTGGGATTCTGCTGATCGTCTATATCCAAATGCAACCGAACCTGATTCCGGCTGACATCTAGTATTTTTCCTTCAATGGATGCACCGATGATGGTTCGATTGTATATTTTAGGCACCTTTAAGCCCTGCGACAACGCGCATTCATACGACCAGGTCATCAAGCCACGAATCAATTGGCCTTCACGTTTGGTGATGACGTAGGTTTCGTGATTGCGCTCGACTTCATCTCCCAGTTGCAGCATTTGATCCCACTCAAAGGTATACCGGGTGTAATCTCCAATAGTGGCAGATTTCCAGCCGTTCGCCTCCTGATCCAGATAGGGAGCAATCTTGCGATGAAGCGTAAAAGGAACCTCTTTCAAAAGAATATGCTGTCTGGCCTGCGGAATACCGATCCAAATTTGAGCATGGTGTGAAACGATATTAGGGACGAGAAGGGCTCCCACATACGAAGCCAGCCGTTTTAAAAAAGTCCAATCTGTCTCCTGATATTGCATGATGAATTGGCCTGTTTCTTTTTTCTCAAACGCTTCATCAATCTTATCCGAGCCTTTGTAATCGGCCAGCACCGCATCTACAATCTCCGCATACTTTTGATTGATGTGTTGAAAGGAGCGGTTTTTGAGCTGCGTATCTAGTTTAAAACTATGAGAAATGACGTCGAGAGTTACCAGGATCTCCTGATGTATGTGCTCCACATCTACGCAGTACAGTTGTCCCATAAATAAGGGATGCTTTTGATCTTTGGCATCGGAATACCAGAGTTCGACTTTGTCGTCGCTGCTTGCTTTGGTAATGATTGTGTGTGCTTGATCGGCTTCTAGCCTACCCGTGATCACCAGTCTAGCATGTTCTCCGAGCTCGTGACTCATATGGACATTACGAAGACGCAGCTTGCCATAGGGCCAGGTAACATGTAAGTGCTGATAGGTAAAGCGGTCTTTCGCTACGATGTTCAT